ACATCTCTACCATGTTACCATGGTAGACCCATTAGTCACTTGTACTGAAGATCACCCCTGGTGGAGTGGTTTCCAAGTATAAGCATACTTGACACGCTTGGGTAGCGTGGTCATGCCAGATACAGATATACCGCAATCCCCAAGTAGGAGAAAGCGATGTATCGAACCCCAGCGTTCGCGTAGGCTCCTTGCGGAAACCTTGCGCGGACATATAGAAGGCACTAGGAATTCCGTGACCTGAAGGTCCCGGTTCCAGCGCTTTCTACACATGGTTGTATCACTGTAGCGATCCCAAAGAACTAAGGGCAGTTCTGCCTTCGGTTTTGGGCTGGTTAGTAACCAGGGAGCCAGGTTGTCCCAGTAGGCCTCATTCCGGTGTTTTGAACACGGGATATGTGGGTACCACTGGTGAACTTGGCACGTTACAGGATAGGAATCGTCGCCATAGCGCTCGCGAAGTTGATTCGCGAACGTTACAAGACGAACCTGGGATGACTCCTCGTCACTCGGTATATCACGGAGGTAAACAGGCGTAACGTCTGCACCTCCGCAATACTCCTTCCCACAAGATTCCCGAAAGGGGCCCTTGGAGAAGCATTTGGATACGTTCAGGCGCAAGCCCGCGTATTCAAGGATGTACCGAATGTTAGCCACATCATCAACGTGGCACACAAGGTCATCGCCGTAAACATAAACAGAGCGTTTATGCTTGGCGATAGCCGTTGACAACGCCCAGATAACCAGCGCCATAACAGGGAAACAGCAAGCTGATCCCATTGGTGCATGTTTATAGAGCCTAACCACTGAACCGTCCGGTAGCCGGGTCCGCGTAGAGCGGATTGCCGACAAGGCGCGGGTCCAATGTTTAGGGAATAACCGACGTACAAGGCGCATGCTGATTAGATCAGATGCATCCTTGAGGTCAAGCGTAGCGAGGATCCTATACAAGGAGCCCTCGTACGCTAGACGTTGGTTAATGCTCTGGTCCGTGAAGTTCACGTGACCCCGGGTTGCTGGGTGCGCTTCAATGTGGTTGTATGAACGCCACATTACGCCCTGCTGGATATACATTAACTCCCTCGGTTCCGCGGATATCATCCGTGGGCCTCGGTAGTCTTTGGGTACCAATAGGACCTTAGCGCACTTATCTAAACGCCTCATAGGGGGCAACTTCCCGTTTTCAAGGATATCCACTAAGTGGTTCCCTGAGGCTGTGAAGTAGCAACCGTATGGCCACAACCGGTCAATCTTTCGATCATACCGGGGGCGGGTGTACCACCTCGCAAGAGGTGATACTCCACAGGCGCTTGATCCGGGTCCATGCTTAGGGTCTATTTCTTGCAATGACACATTGCAGAGTAGACGATACAGGGACCGACGTGCCTTGTCGATGTATTCATCGAGTGATGAATCGCCGACGAGGTAACCGTCATAGTTGCCCAGGAATTCTTCGTTAGCGCGAAAGCGCTCGACGACCTCTTCCTCAGCAGCCTTCGGATACGATCCAGGCAACTTGCTAAACACAGCGGTCAGCTGGTTTATGCAAGCAACAGCGAGCGCATCATACTCAGCACGTAGCGTCCCATCTTCTGAGAAGATGGTTATCCACGCACCGTATAAGAAGCGCGGGAGACTAGTTCCTCGTTTAGAGCCGAACCTCACTTCCGACGTGTCGAGCTTTCCGGTTTCGAGACCGGATAAGAGACATCGTCGAAGGGAGGCAAGACTCCGAATTCGGAATTCGTCGCCTTCAGCTGCTGCGCGGCGGAGAAATGATTTAAGATCATCTCTCGCAACGAAGCGCTGATAAGCAGTAATGTGAGCGAGCCGACACCAAATAGTGTCGAGGCGATTAATGCTATCCATATCAGTTTTCTGATCAGGAGTGCAACCTTCGCCATGACTACAGCCCACAAGCCCAAAGGGACCTGCTGGCGCGACAACCTTCGTAGCGAAGCTACGTTAGTTGGCGCGTCTTTACCATTGAATCCGGGAGCCATTAGACTTCCTGATTCAGCAGTTGGTCTTGAACACCACTAGTCAACCCGGTTTTCACCTGGTCGATAATGGTCTTCATATCAGCGGCCGACACGAAGTCGGGACGCATGATTTTGACCTGCACTGCGGCTGTGGCAAAATCCGTGGCATTGCCCGGATTTGCCTTGACGTGTGAGACGGCGTACAGCGTGTTCACTTGACGACCCTTACGGGTCTTCTCGTGCGACACGCGGAGTACGCGCTCATTGGTTGGAGTATCACCAGTCGGCGAAAACAGGGAAGAAGTTCCCTGAATAGCGCGTTTGATGAAACTCACAGCGGTGGTCCCAAGGGACTGTGTGTCTGTAAGCATGGTTAGCTATTGTACTACTTGTGATGCGGCGTCAGTAACACTCGTTACTTAAGCCGCTGTATTGCAAGTTCCAACATAGTTCCCAGTGCCGGAAAATCCGGCACTCTGAACATGGGTACATACGCTGGAGACGGAGTGAAGACACCATATGTCCTAGTATAAGTCTTCGGTTCACTCGAACCGTGGGCTTGTATTTTGGGACAGAAGGCGTAATACATCTTCCCAGATAACCGGGAAGTCTGTTTAACAGTCACGCAATGGTCCGAATCATTGAATATGTCGGAGGGGTAAACATAACCCCTCGTACTTTCAATGGCTCGTTGAAACGGAAACACGTAATCGACGACGAAACTATAAGGGATTTTCTCCCAGATAGTAGAGCCGTCGATACGCAAGCCGAGAGAGTCCTTGAGGACTCGCATGGCAAGGTCAAGTTCGGATAACTTCGTATCAGGTTTGAGAGATCTCAACACTGATGCCGTCGTTACCTTCTTGGTTGTAACCGTGTAATCACCTTTCAGATACTGGTCGCCAAAGGCGCTAGTCGAAAAAGTGATACCAGTTTGTGACTCCGTGTTACTATCCACAACGACCCCGAAGAGGCGAGTGCCCTTTCGAAGTCGCGCAGATAGTGACTCGTAACGCCCTATGGCAGCACGAACGTTGTTAAAGTCGCTTAACAGCGGTTTAACACCGAACTTGTATTTCAGGTCGGACGACACTAGAGCCTTTAAGGCATCTAGCGGTGATCCGACTCTCTTCGCTTCCCGAAGGAAGTAGCGTTTGAACGCCTTGACACCCGCATTAGCATTTGCATGCCAATGCTTGGTGCCGCGTGCAGACAGGACTTGTGCCTTGTACTGCGCGTAGGCAAACTTAGCCAATGCCTTGGTTAGCGAATTGTAGACCAAGCCAACGGAGTCATGCGCTTCAAGAAGCGACACGGCTCCATCAAGCAACTCAGGCGCGTACGCAGGAATGCGTGAAATCGCAAGCGATTTCCCGTCCGGCGTCGACGCATGTTTTGCCCCAGCCCAGGTCAACAAATACCCGCACCCGAGGTTTCCGTACAAATCCCACCAGGGCTTGGCCCCAGTGAGAACTTGATAACGGAACGGTATCTGCTCTGCGGAATACGTTACCTTTGTATGGGTAACGTTGTTCGATCCGCGAACATTACTAATAACGTCAGTCATCGATCCAGACCAGGATCCGGGTGCAATGCTCCGCAGTGATGCGGAGTCAGTTACATCCAGCCAGGTTGTGGAGCTCATACGCTTACCATAAACGGTGAGCGTCGAACTGACGACGTTTCTAGTACGTGTGCGTGTGCTCATAGTATGATGTCACGGAACCCACCATGGG